TTTTACTAATTCTTGAATTTCTTCCTTCATGGTCGAAGAAAGTATTTCTTTTGCATTAGACTTCATAGTTTCTTCCAACTGTTCCGCCTCGAGCAACGCTTTTTCTAAAATTGATTCACTCACGTTTTTTTTATTTTTTTTAAAAAGTTTATTATTAAAAAGCCACACGCATAGTATGGTTTTATAATAAATATATTGTTAAAGTAAAAAAACCTAATTTAAATGGCTTTAGTAATGGATTTATCTATTTAAGAAATTGTCTAACTTAGACATCATAGATAAAGAGTTGTTAAATTTATCTTCTGGAACTCTAGATGACTCTATCATTTCACTAGTTTCATCAACACTATCTGGGGTTTCTGTTTCTTGAAATAGGTATGAGCCTGGTGTTGATGGTGAGGACACTAGGTCAAAACATATTAATTCGAAGTCTTCCTGTACTTTATTATACTCACCACTTTTTGTTAATGAACCAACACCTCTAGACGATATACCTAAAGTAACACCCTGTCTTAATAAATTAGCTGCTTGGTCCCCAACACACGAAATTATCCCTTCTTTAATGTATCCTGGTGATGTGAGTAATTTAAGTTTACCTATTAACCTATTCCCATCCCACCAAGTCTCTGTAATTATGTGAGAAGCTCTATCTAAATCTATTAGTGAAGATTCTGGGTGATTAAGTTCTGAAATGGCACCCCCCTTCTTTATAACTTCTTGATACCTTTCATTTTCCCTCCTTAATATTTTTTCTGGGTATATCCTACCATTACGATTAGGTGTGTCGTATTTTTGTAAAATAGCTAGCATATAAATTTCACCATCAAAATCATTATCTTTCATTTCTGAAATAATATCTTTATTTTCATCTGGTGAAATATAACCGTCATGTTCTACTAAAATACCATGACCACTTTCTTTAGCTTCTAAAACTCTCATAAATTACTTTTATTATAAATATGGGTGGAAGTAAAAAAACCCCTAACCTTATCTCCTTATAATCTATTTTTTAGAACTATGAAATTTAAATGTTTTAGATGTTAGGAAAGAATCTTCTATAATTTTATTGGTTATTTCGTGAATAGGTTTTGATAATTTTGTAGATTTCATATCTATCTTTTGTTTTGGTTGTAAAAATAAGGTTACTTCACACCTAATAAAGCTTCTTTTACCCTTTCTTATACCACTAGCTCGTAAATCTAAATCTATAATAGATATGTTTTTAAACATAGAAGTCTGTAGGTTACCGTGTACGGTATTTTTAATCTTATTTTTAAATTTTTTTACCCTCCTATCCCAATTATCATGGTCCTCATTTGGTTCTGCCCATGTGGATAAATTTATAAATAATGATTTAAGTGAACTAACATCTACAGTACCGTAGGATGTCCTAAATAACTCTGAAATTTTTGTTTTTACTTCTCTTCCTTGTTTTAACATATTAAATATTTTCTATACTAAAAGATAAAAAATATTGAAAGTTACTTCAAGTCCTCTAATAAGCCCCTAACCCTGATATACGATTTTTTACTATTTTTTAGTGATTTAATTTCGTTTTTTACTTGTACTAGTTTCCCTGAAAGGGAGTCATCCTTTGATTCTGAAATTAAAGAGTTAATCTTAGTTAAAGAAATTTCTTTTACTGTATTAAATTCACTTTGGAGTGTATCTTCTGTCATTAATAGAGTGTTTTTAAGTATTTCTTGTTCACTTTCTGAAAGTTGTTTACCGTAGACCTCATTGTAACTCTTACTTAATACATGTGAAAGTATCTTAGGGTTAATAATTTTACTTACGGGTTTTTTTATTTCAGTTATTAAATGATTTGTTAGTTTTTGTTTTGCCTCTGTAACTTTACCTAGTTTGGTTACATCTTGATTAAAAACTACATTGTCTATATTTTCATATACTGTGTTTTGTCTTTCTTCACACAATTCCTTTCTGTCCTCAATTATTTTATCTAGGATTGGTTTTACTTTTTTTAACTCACCTTTCCTGTCTTTCATGTAGTTAAATGCTTCATTAAGATATAGGTTACTTTCTTCTTTATCTATAAGTGTCTTAGTTTCTATCTCATTATATAAAGTAAAAAATTCTCTAAGTACTTTAGAGTATTTCATAGCACCCATTATAACTGATAGGTTTTTTTTAAATTCTTTACTGTCTTTGAAGGAATTTTCTAATATAGAATCTATATTATTTTTGTAGTGTGAGAAGTTTTTCATAAAGTTACTTTTATAATAAATATACTTAATCTTTTAATAGTGTATCAACTTCATCATTAATACTTTTAATATTTTTGTTTGTCCTATTAAATAACTCGTCTAACCCATCCTTAGATAGTCCCTTACCTTCTAAAATTAAAGGTAAGTCATTCTCAATATTAAAACTTTCTGCAGCGGCAACAGGTTCGGTAACTTCTTCTCCAGCTCCAGGTGCTTCAGTTTCTGAACCACCCATATCAAAATTATCAACATCTTCACTACCCATATCTAATCCTGGTTCTTCATCGGCAACATCCCCCTCTCCTTCTGGTGTTGGTGGCTCCCCATATAACTTATCAACCGTATTAAATAATCCAGTCTTTTTAATAACTTCAGGTGTTAGTTCTAGTTCTTTAGCTACCGCTTTTTCAAAACGTTGTTGTTGTAAATCTAACTTAATTTCTTCGTCACTCATACCCAATATAAATTTTTTGGCCCAAGTAGCTGATACTGGTGCTATCCCACTTCCTGGGTCACCAACAGCATCTTTATATAATGTTATTTTAGTTTGCCATTGTTCTAATTTTAATAACTCTGACTGCGTAGATGGATTTGTTAACCCTAAAGAAAAGTTTTCTAATTCGTCTTCAAAACCTAAAACATATAAATGTATTATAGCTATTTTATTTAGTTCTTGTATGATAGCTTTTTGGATTCTGTTTATTGTTCTAGCAAATCTAATATCTAGTAGAGCAAGATTTTTACCCTCACCAACAACCTCCTCAAAACCTAAAAAAGCTTTAGGTACCCTTAAAGAAGCTAATAACTTCTTTTGTATATACTCAATATCCGCTATTTCACTTAAATTAGTAGCTCCAGGTAAGGTTTCTATTGGACTCGGGGCAGCTTGGTCTCTAACTGGTATAAAATAATCTTGGTCCACCGCCATCTGATTCATTCTTAAATCTACATTCCCATTTTTTGGGTCTACGACTGGGTCCCTTTTAAATTTATTAGCTACTTTTTGTATGTAAGCTTCAACATCTTTATCATCCATATTACCCACAAAAACTTTAAAAACTCTTCTTTCTGGAGCCCTAGAAGTTCTATATACTAACATAGCATCTTCAGCTAAAAGTAATTGTTTCCATATTCTTCTGGCTTTTTCTAACATAGAGGTACCATAAGGTAATCTCCTATCGTCACCCAAAAGTCTAAAATGAGCTATTTCCCAAGAATTAAAGGTTAAATCTTTTTCTCTCCATTTAAATTCTACTTGGTGTGCTTTACCGTCACTATTGTCAAGTTGGTTTAGGTAACTGTGCCCCTCCGTTCTCTCTATTTCAATGTTAGGTAGTTGATTACACCCTATAACGCCTTTTTCCGGGTCAATTTTTAAATAAACAAAATTATCACCATACTTACAAGCATTACGAATCCACATAATTAGATTTGTGTCAACATCTAATATATTATTAAATAAGTCACCTAAAATAGATTTTATTCTAGTAGATTCTGATTGTATGGATAATATGTAACCTTTTTCTGATGGGGTTGTAGATTCTTCAGCATAAATGTCTAAAGCTGCAGATATTTCTGGTGTAAATTCCATAGATTCGTAGTCATAATACGAAGCTAGTCTTGTTGGTTCATAGTATATGGATTTTGTGTACAGTTCATTATCTATCTTTTGCCATTGACTGGATAGATACATTGACTGTTGCATTTGTAACTTCTTTTCCTCGTAATCTTTTTTAGAGTCGGTTTTTAGTATCTCTTGTGACCCTAACTTAAATTTTTGATAAGTCGGTTCTTGAGCTGTGGGTCCAGCTGGTCCAAATAACTTT